CGTTTACCCCGTGGCCAAGGAGCTCAAGGAATACATCGGCAACCTGGTCATTGACGAGTGTCACCGCTGCCCATCCAGAACATTCATGGATGCCGTCACCGCCTTCGACTGCAAATATATGCTGGGACTGTCCGCCACACCCTACCGCCGTGACGGCTTGACGAAGCTTATCGGCTGGCACCTGGGGCGTAAGTTCGAGGTAAAGCAGGCGGACCTTACCGAAACAGACATCATCCTCGATGTCGAGGTCGTCTCCAGGGAAACCATGTTCACATCCATTTATGACGCCTCTGAGGAATACACCCGTGTCCTGTCCGAGCTGACTGAGGATGCAGCGAGAAACCAGCTTATTGCCAGGGACGTCAGCCGGGAGGCTGCAAACGGGGGCGGGATTTGTCTTGTTCTCACGGATCGAAGAGAACATTGCAGTGCGCTGGCGGAACTTATTTCTCCTTATGGGATCGAGGTGGCCATCCTCACGGGAGATGTATCCAACGGCTCAAGAAAAGCCATTGTAGATCAACTGAATGCCGGATCGATCAAGGTCCTGGTTGCCACCGGCCAACTGATCGGAGAGGGCTTCGATTGTAGGGAGCTCTCAACGCTGTTCCTGGCGACACCGATCAAATTTGACGGGCGGCTCACACAATACCTGGGACGCGTCCTGCGACCGGCGCCGGGGAAGGACAAGGCGAAAGTGTATGACTACTGCGATGTGCATGTCGGCGTCCTGGCGGCATCGGCGAGAGCCAGGCAGCAGGTATATCGGAAGATCGACGGAGCGATGGGCGCTAAAGTATTTAGTAAAGTTTAGGGGGACTTTAGGGCATGGGAAATGGGAAAATAGATAAAGTCAAATTATCTCAGCTACTTCGCTCCGGTAAATCGGGTAAAGATTGCGCTAAATTCTTTGGCGTCACCGAGGGGGCTATCAGCCAGGTCCGGAAGGAGCTCAAGATATCTGTTGTCAAGAACGTTGCTCTTGAAACAGCACACCAAGTCGTTGATAAGAACCTGAATGCCGTCGAGCAGCTGCTGAACATCAACCGTAAGGCCAACAGCCTACTGGAACAGGCTATAGCTGCCAAAGACCACGACACAACCCTAAAAGCCATGCGGGAGATACGAGGTCAGCTTGAGCTCCAGCTGGAAATCTTCAAGACACTGTATGATCTGGAAGCCGTAGCTGAATTCCAACGAGAAGTGCTGACAGCAATAGACGAGGTAGATAGAGATGTTCGAGACCGGATCGTTCAAAGACTCAAGGAAAACAAAGCTCTACGAGGATCTGTTTGTATCAATTGACCGGCAGTTCAGCTCGGGGACTGATTATCAACGGTTCCAGGATGATCCTGTCGGTTTCGGACAGCAGGTCCTTGGAGATATCTTTACGGAAGAAGTGAAGATCCTTATGGAATCTGTTCGGGACTACCCGATTACCATAGCTCGATCTGCCAATGCCACGGGCAAGACGCATGCCGCAGCTCGGATAGCGGTATGGTTCTATAAGACTTACGCTGACAGTCAGGTTTACACGAGCGCGGCTCCCCCGGAAAGCAATTTGAAAAAGCTGCTATGGGGTGAGATCGGGAGCACGGTTGAAAGGCATCCGAAGCTGTTTGCATCAGACAGCATCAGGAGCCTTTTCATCGGCCGATCGGCAAAGTCCTTCATTGCTGGAGTGACGATTCCGGCATCTGGAACCGCAGCTCAAAGAGAGGCAAAATTCAGCGGAAAACATGCCCCTCACCTCCTGTTCATCGTCGATGAGGGCGATGCCGTCCCCGATGATGTCTATCGAGGCATCGAATCCTGCATGTCCGGAGGCCATGCCCGTCTTCTGGTCATGTTCAACCCGAGGCATCAATCTGGCGAGGTCCATCGTATGGAAAGGGATGGCAGGGCAAACGTCGTCACGCTGTCAGCATTCAACCATCCGAATGTCGTGATGGGAAGAGATCAGATCCCCGGTGCCGTAACCAGAGAAACCACTATCCGCCGAATCAATCAATGGTGCCGCCCTCTGGTTGCTGGAGAAGCTACAGAGGGATCTTGCTTCGAGCTCCCCGACTATCTGATCGGCTCGACGGCGCTAAGTCAGAGCGGGGAAGAATACCCGCCATTGCAGCAGGGATTTTACAAGATAACGGACCCGGCCTTCAGCTACATGGTTTTGGGCCAGTACCCGGATCAGGGGAGCCAGCAACTGATTTCCCGGGAATGGATCACTGCTGCAAGATCGCGGTGGGATTCTTATATTGCGCAGTATGGGGAGCTTCCTCCCATGGGAGCCTACGCTACAGCCGGACTTGATGTCGGGGAATTCGGAACGGATTCAAATGTTTTGTGTTGCCGTTACGGTGGATTTGTTGAAAGGCTGATCTCATGGAACGGCCTGGATGTGATGGCAACTTCTGATCGAGCCATTGGCGAGTGTCGGGCACGGAAGGTCGCCATCGTTCATGTGGATGCCACCGGTGTCGGTGCCGGGGTTGCTCCGGCGATGGAACGGGGAAGATGCAGGGCGAACCCTGTAAAGGTTGCCTCTTCACCGACTCAGAAAACGGAGGAGGGAGAATTTCAGATCCTTCGTGATCAGTTGTGGTGGTCCTGCAGGGAGTGGTTGAGGACCGATCCGGGAGCCATGCTTCCTCCCGATGAACTGCTGATCGAGGAGCTTCAGGCACCCACATACGAGGTGCACAAGGGAAAGATCAGGGTGATGAAAAAAGCCACCATGAGGGAGGTTTTGAAACGATCGCCGGATCGGGCAGACGCCCTGTGTTTGACATTCGCGAACGCGGGCGGCGTTTTTGACGACTGCGTTTTCAAGGATTATCCTGATGAATAGAATTAAATCATGTTCCGCTCCGCTATAATATTTTATGATATAAGGCCATCCATTCACGTACAATGCTACCCAAGAAAAGCGTTATCAGTGAACTTGAGGTACGGCAATGAAATCAGAGAACTCTTCGGCATCGAGCCAAAAGCCCTTACCGCAGCAGAAGCCGGATACCTCATCGGCTTCCGAAATGCTGACACTCTCCGAGATCGAGCAGCTAAGGCAAGAGAAGAAAGAAGATCACGCCTTCTTTCAAAAGGCATTCGCACATCTAAAGTAACCCCGCAATACTCCACATCCCCCAATGCTGCCCCCTGGCAGCTCAAAGACGTTCGGGAGATCTTTAAGAGACAGGAGGTTGTACGGCGGAGGCAGCGATATGATCGCCCCGCTGTCACTTGAGTACCATTACATGAAGTGGTTGCTGATTGTTTTTCGTAATCAGGATTTTGTGAGGAGGCGTTTGTGAAATGGCCTTCACCTACAAAGCAACAAGTGCGAGGGATAAAATGTTTTGAGGATTTACGTTCGAAATGATTGATCAGACGACTCGTTTCAGCGGTTGCCTGGAGCGAAGCGGAAAGCCAATTCGACTGCAAACGCTCGGTGCTTTTTTCGTACTTAGGCCGCGGGATCGTCAGGCATTAGACTCCTAATGCGGCGCAGCCTTTGATGATGTGGTGTTCAAATTGGAGGCGAACTGGTCGAGACCGGCGAGCGTGAAACCTTGCCGACATAGAGTTCAACGTCCTTCGGGATATAATTATTTCCATTCACCATCACAGGACCGAACAGCTCGCCCTCATGTATTCGGGCTGGCGAAGCAACCCCCAAGGCTGATAATAGATCACAATATGCTTTCTGATTATCTGTCCACTTCTCCACAGAGGGCCTACCCACAGTATAAGCTACATAAATGGTTGCGGGACAACCTTGAGCTTTTGCGTAGCAAAGCGCCGCGGCAACACCGTACAGCAACTGGTATCTAAGTTTAAGGAAAGAACTTTCATCAAGCGATTGACACAGCGCCTTCCTCAAGGCTGAGATCCTTGCGCTTGTACCTGGAGACGGGGATTTGCCTGTCTTCGGTGCCAGTTTCTTTCCAATGATGGAACCAAATGGCTCCTCTACTTTTGCCTCGATGGCGAGGGCAACAACCCCGGACGAGTGGCTCACAACAGCAGCAAGATCAAGATTTGGTTGCTCGCCTTTGAGAGCATCTATACTGACGACGCACTCAGGTTCGCCTTCTACCTCGAAAGGTGGGTTGAATCGGGTCGCGAGGAGGGCTTCCAGCTCAGCGGGTAGGGTCGGCGGGAAGAATGATCGCGCGAACTCTTTTGCGCTGTAACCATCCTTCCATTGCAAAGCGCGCTTCTTGGGCGGGGCGTAGTTGAACCAGGTTTCAATGTCTGTGATGGGTTTGCCGCCTTTTTGGAGCTGGATCTGCGTCATGTGAAGTCCTCCATGATTCTATTTTTCATGCCGAACGTTGTTTTATGGATCGGTATAAAATCTCAAACACTTTTCGTAAATGAACATCCAACCTTCAATCGCCTTCAGGATATATTCCCTCTCTATTCCGTCCTTCTTCATAAATATGAGCTGTCCAATAATCGGCCCAATGGACAAGAAGCGTTAGGGGTTCCTCCTTATGTGCGACGATTTTGTTGTCATCGATGTACTGGCCGTCATGATATGCAATGGCTTGGGCTTCGGCGTCTGAGAGAGGGATGTACTGTGTTACCAGATAAAGGCTGCGGATGGCCAGTCCCATTGCCACAACATCAGGGTTAATCTTATAGCGTATCCCCCGGTTTTTTACCATCCATTCATTTTCATTCGGTAGATACAGCGGCTTGCCCGGCATTCCCAGTTTTCCCACATCGTGAAGTAATCCGACGATTATGCAGCTCTCTTCCGTTATTGCCGGAGCAAGCGTTTCCCGGAAGCGTAGAAGGGTTTCCGCCACGCCGATGCTATGCTTGAGGAGACCTTGCTCCTCAGCCAGATGGTACCGGGTACTCGCTGGAGAGGTCAGCCAGGCGGTCTCACCCTCCAGGAGTGCAAGGAAACGGTTAAACGAGTCCTTTCTTTTTAGGACCTTTTGTTTCAAATTGTCATATCGATCCAACATATATAATATCTCCTGTCGACTTTATTTGTCTCACTTTATTAGCGATGTGAGCTACCTTATTTGAAATTTCTACTCTCAAATTCCAGCTTTGATATTTCGAGTTTGTGTCGCCAGCGGTTTACCTCTTTTTCTCCCCCGAGGTTCAAAACAGCTGTGAGTACGGGGTCGATAAAATCTTGATGTACGAAAACTGGGTACAAGAGGTGCCAGGAGTAACGCCCAAGAACGTTCAGAGCATCAGCGAAGGTAAGCAATGGCCCGGCCTCGCTCTTAAAGGTGATGCCAGACGCCTCCTCCTTGGTTATAAGATCCTTGAGAGTAGTTTCATTCTGCTTAACCAGAAAGAATCGTGCGCCGTCCTTGTCGTTCACTGACCAGACGCTTAGAGATCCGCCTCCGGCTCCAATTTTTAGCACCAACTTCTGCTCGTCCCCATCGGTCATCTGCTGCCGCCTCCTTTTCTACAATTGTTTGTATTCATCTTTGTTGACTCCCAAATTATCCACTCGCTGTGCCAACTCTATCAGCGTACCAAGCACGATCC